ATTAAGTGCTCGGTGTTCTTCGTTTGCTTGTACAGTTCCAACCGCTCCGCAACGCATTTCATCGCGTCAACCTTCCACGGAAACGCATCTTTCACGGGTCCGTACTTGTGCAGACTGACGGCGCACCGATTCAGCATTCCTTCAAGGAATTCGCGGCTATATTCACTTTGTGGGCAATGGTGGTCTATCACTTGGCACCTTCATAATCTCAAGGATTTTCGCCGCCAGTTTGCGCGCCTCTGGGTCCCGTTCCGCTTGGCAAAGAGCGACGATTCGAAGCAGGTCGTTTTGGCATACGTGGATGAATGGTTGCATTGCGCATTGCCTGCGGTTATACCAATGTTTTTTGAGGCCTTATGTCGACCCGCGTTTCTCTGTCCGAAATTTCCGCCCCGCTGTGGGCCATCGCGTTTTGCTGCGTTGCCGCCACTGCCGCTTATGTCTACTCCATCATTTGAGCCGAGCAGGTAATGCACGAGGCGCACCGCTCGCAGCAACAAGCTATCGAGCAGATTCGTAATTCGGCGAGTTAATCCAGCATGAACCACTGGTCGCGCAGCCTAGTAATTTTGATAAATCCAGCTCTAACCCTCATTTTCGTGTTGATTATAAACGACGACGTTCCACGTTTTGCATGCGTTAGCGCCAATGACAGCCACCCGTAGTTGTTACTTGGGTCGTACGACTGCCCAGAGCCAGCTTCGGCCATTTTATTGCGCACGAAGAACGTGCCACGCCGATTTACCTGCACCTCCCATGAACCAGCCGCACCGTCAGAAATGAACGGTACCGTCTCATTTATTTGATAGATATTGTTCACGCCTTCAAGCGCTGCATCGCCGCCACGCGACAGGCATAAATTGAAATTATCAACCCTCGCCTCGAAACGCATGATGGCGGGCATCATCGCAAATCGTTTCAGCTTTTGATACGTCACTGGCGGTTGTCCGCTTTCTACTGTCGCGTTTTCAGTTGTAAATGCTTCAGAAAATGGATTGCCGTCGAATTCAAGCTGTAGTTGCCAGTCTACTTGATATAATCCAGTGCGATAAAATTGGAATATTTCGTTATTTTCGCCTGGTTCAGAAAAAGCCTTTACTCCAAGTTTGTTGTAGTTGTTGTCCAATGGGTCGCTCACCTCAGTGAGCGCGTCTCCGCCTTGATGCAGTTTAATATATGCAAATCCTCCCTCTAGTTCTGCAATAGTCGTCCATTCATCTGCGTATGTTTTCGACAATACTTTATCAATGTGCCATATAGCCGAGTTTTCAGGGTGGTCTAACTGCTGGCAAAAATAATAGCCGATGGCGTACTGTGTACCGACGTCTCCGCCGAAATCATACTCATAGCTTTCGATCGACCAGCCACCCTTGACGACTCTTTTAAATCCTGCCTGCTCTCTGTAGTAATCGGTGGCACCCTGCGAACCTCCGGCATTAGACTCGCTGCGCAAGTGCCAGTATCCTGCTCGTGGTGCGAATGAACGATTTATAATTTGATAGGTGTCGTCGTCGCTGTACGGCGGCGACTGTCCGCAACACAAGACTTTAACCGGCCTATCAAATCCCCAGTCGCCAACTCCTTTACCGCTGGTTGGAACCTCCGCTTCTCGGTTAATTAAATAGGTCACCTCTCGCCGTCCAGTCGGCTTGACAACTTGCGCGACTCCACTAGCGTTAATTTCTGTTACCTCCATTACGGCATGTGGCGGAATGGCTTCTCCACTGTCGTTCTCGAACGGTTGTCCGTCTTGAATGTCGCGCAGCATTACCACGCACTCTTTTTCCCCGGTCCCGCTTGGCTTGTAGAGAATCTTTACAGGTCCAGCCGTCGCAGATTGCAACATCGCTTCGCCAGTTGCTGGAGCCGCATATTTGTGGCTTGCATCCGATACGTCGACGTTTGCAATGCAAATTCCCGCCGTGACTAGTTCCGTGCCCTGCGTATCTACCGCGTGCCGCTGAATAATTCCGAAACTTGTGCCATGTGTTGCTGCATCGTACGTATCAGCTACCATAATAATTTCGTTGCGAATCTGATTCGCGGTCGTATAAAACGAAGTGCCAATACCAGCCACGTTGAACGGTAGCATTTCCGCGTCGGAATCGTTTTTAACAGTCACGACAATGGGATTCCCGTCACCAAACGGCAGCTGTCCGCCAGTGTTCGGCAGTCTGTTTGCGACGTCTGCTAGTTTATTCCAGTCGGTCGCCGCGATGCGTTTATCGCCGGGCTTTTTGCGGTCTATTGTCATGTTCGCACCCCGGTTAAAGCAAAGAATGAGACTTCCTTAAACACAGTTGACACGAACACAAACGCCAGTCGCGACGATTTTTGTTTACTTGCCTCAATCCAATCAACGAACACCGGGTCGACGTATTGATGCCCTCCCTTTCTTGGAATAGTGATGTCTCCTTCCTTGTATGGGCTCGTGATGTTCTCGGATGCCAACATGTGATACTGAACCGTTACCGGTTGCACTGAGTTGAGATACCCTAGGTCGATTACCGCGTCGCCAGTCGCACCAAGGAAAAGCAGTTCACCGGGAGCAAAGCGAAGAAACGAATCTGAGTTAGTTTTTCCAACCGACCGCGCCCAGTCCTTAATTGTTGACGCGCTGATGAATTGCTGATTGTAGGTCACTTCCAAAGTCAACTTTAGTGCTGGAACAGGAACGTCGATTCCGTTGGCTTTTTCGCCATCCCAGCCAAGAGCGCCACGTAAATCGGGCGGTGGCAGCGGGCTGCCTCCGTTTTCCCAACGGTAGTATCGTTGATTGTCTGCATCGGTCGCGTACTTTTTTGTTGTCGCGCCGGTCGTGTCGAATAATAATTTTGCGGTTGCGTTCTCGGAACTGGCGTCGTTGCCGCTGACCTCTGGCGGGAGATATTGCACTTTAGCTCGGTATACGCCAGCGCCTTCGTGCGACATGGTCCATGGCTGGCGGATGTATGCGCGTCCAACGCCCTGATACGATGCCGGAGCCACGCCAGCAACTGCGTCGTAAGCTTCCGTGTCGCTTGCTGCTTCGAGAACTGTATATTGACGCTGAACCGCCTGGGAATTGCCTTCCAAGATGATGGAACTCGGCGAATTGTTGTCTTCGAAGCAAATTGCCATTCTGTCACCTAGTTGAAAATTGGCTCTTCTTCTTCCGTGTTTTCCGCGATTGTCTCAAGTGTTGCGTTGGCCTTTTTCTGCAAGTCTATTTGCTGTTTTTGGAAACTCACAAATTGAGTAGGCAGCATCCCAGCGGCACCGCTGGAGAAGTATCCTGGTGTCGTGAATGTTTTTTGTGGCTGAGTTGATTTGACCTGATCTAACAAAGCGGCAACGTCAAACTTGGGAGTTTCTGTTGACTTAGCAGTGTCGCCAAAAAGTAGCTTTCTGGCTTCTTCCGCCTTGCGAAGCTTGGCGTCGAGTTCGCGTTCTAGTTTCGCGCTTTCGCGTTCTTGTTGGTTATTTGACGGAGACGTTTTACGCTGGTTCTTTATTTCCGGTATGAGCCCGCCAGTTATCGCGTTGAGCCCTTGGGACATCTCGACGATGCGCTCTTGTATTGGTCTGAGAACCTCCGAAACCCGTGCCGCTACTGACTCAAAAGCAGACACCATATTTTCCGTAAATTTTACCCACGCAAGATACAGACCATCGACTGCAATTTCCCACGCAAGCCCAAGGCTTCCACCTTGTATTGCATCAATAATTCCGCCAAACGTTTTTCCAAATATTGCGCCAAGTCCATCTAGCGAACCAGAAAAATAAAGCACTCCAGCAGCAGCAGCCAGAATACCTGCCACAATGGCACCAAATGGGTTCAGTACAAACGAGGCATTGAGCGCCATGAGTGCCGCTTGCGCTGCGTATGTCGCCGCCGTGAAGAGCGGCATCACAATGCTCGCTCCCATCATTGCCGCTTGGTACAGAACCGCCGCCGATGTTGCCAATCCAACCGCTGCCCCAACCGCGAAAACGGATTGCACAAACACAGGGTTTTCGTCAATTATCTTGATAGTCGCGGCGAGCACCCCACGGGTCACATACGCCATTTGTTCGAACGCTGGAACTAGCGCGTTATAGATCGCCCCTGAAACACGGCCAGCCTGCTTTTGCAACGTCGCGTAGACGTCCGCCAGTGCCGCCTGTCGTTGAATGTCGCTCTCTTTCGCCACAAGCCCCAGAGCATCGGCCTGCCGCCCTAGTGCTCGAATAGCGTCGCCGCCCTGGCCGAGCAACGGCACGAGCATTGCCCCGCTGCGCCCCATGAGTTCCATCGCCGCTGCTGTTCGCAGTGCGGGGTCTTCAATGCTTTTTATCACGTCGGCTACTGCCGCCAGTTTTTCCTCGGGTGACATGGTTGCCAGTTTTTCGAGCGACAAACCGTATTTTTCCAATTTCTCGCGTGCCGCTTTGCTCCCCATTTCCGCCGAACCAAGCAACCGATTAAACTTGAGTAGCCCGACACCCAGCTCTTGCACGCTAGATGCGTTTTGGTCTGCCGCGTGTGCCAATCGCTGGTACTCTTCCGCCGTGAGCCCGAGTCTCGATCCGGTGTCAGCGATGGCGTCGGCTTGATTAAGCACTTCCCCCATTTTCTGCATGATTCCAGACACGGAAAATGCCGCCAAGCTGCCAAGAAATCCTCCAGTGGCGGACGTCAGTAAAGCACCAAACAACGATAGTCTGCTTTTGGCTTCGTCGAGCCCCTGCTTCATCTTGTCGCGGACTTTCAACTCTACATACGCTCCGCCCGCCTTAATTTCAGCACTCATTGCTGGACACCTCCACCGAATTGTTGCGGGATGCGAGGGAACATCTTTTGCAGTGCGACCGAGACGAATGGTCGTCGCGGATATTGCACGACCCGAGTACGTGTCACATGGGCGCGTTTATTGCGGCTTGTGACTGGCACCCACGCACCATTGACGGAGTCGTCAACGACATTTTGGCCCCAAGTCCGAATGACATCTTCGCGACTTGACCAGCCACCAGATCGCTTATAGCTGTCGCCTGCGTCGTTACCGAAAAACTGGTACGCGCTCCGCAAATCAAACGGAATGTATCGCTCCGTGATTCTCGCCTGTCCGCTAAACTCCATGAGGTTTGCAACGGTGGTTCCACTACGCATCACTGCGCCTTCGCTGCCATTCAGCTTGATTGGTCCAACAACCACACTTTGAGTCTGCGGATTATAGGCGTATTGAACGTTACGCAACGATACAGACTCGTTGTTGACGTTACGGAACTTAGGCGGCTGACCTGGATTAGATGGCGTTCCCTTTTTTCCGACGCGACGTTGCAAGCGAATCATCGTCTTTCGAATTTGCGCGCCGGCTTTATTTAGACCTCGCAAAACAATGTCGTCGGTAAGTCGCTTTACCGATGGGCGATCAAAGAAGAAGTCCTTAATCTTCGCGTCTAACAGTAATGTTTGCGGCTGAGACATGTTCTGTTCTCTTGAATAGTTTGGCGGTTGCTCGAATCTCCGCGCCTGTCATGCCGCTTTTGTTTGTACTACGCTTCAAATCACGAGGAACAAATTCAAACTGTCCCCACTGTCGCCTCGCTGATTCGCTCAAGTGCGGATAAAATACCGCTTGGCAAATTTTGCTGATTTGCTCCCATTCAAACAACCGCTTGCCGCGAAACATTAACAGCAGGTGACGGTATGTTATTCGCTCGGGGTCCGCTCCGACGTATCCGCAGAGTTCGTAACAATTTTCCCAAAAACATCGATTGTTATTTCGGATATCTGTTTCGCGATTCTCTCCGCTTCCTGTTGCACTACCTGATTCGCCTTGTCTCGTGCTGCCTGTATCACCGTCCGCTGACGGCCTCGGGAAAAATTTTCGAGTTCCGACCAAATCGCCGCCTCCATTCGGTCTTTTGTGTCGCCGTCGATACCATCGATGAACGACTCCTCTTCGCCGCTTGGCTCACCGGACAAAATAAAACACACACGCGCCAAAATGGCATCGTCTTGCAGCTTCGCCAGCGTTGTATAGGTCGCAAAATCGACGCCAGTGTCAGTCTTGACTTTTTCGCCGCTGGCTACCGATAACCGCAACTTCCACTCTTTACCGTTGCAATCAACGTATGTTGTCGCCATTAGCTCACCACGATTTCAGAGGGCTCAACAAGGTTTCCGCTGTAATAGTGCTTGGCTGGAACGACTTCGACCGATGCCATGCGAACACCGCCCTCGGCCTCAACGACGTCGGCCTTGGACACCTGCCCCCAGAACGACCAGCCGCGACTTCCCGAAGCGTTGATGGCTCCGTCGAGTTGGGCGAAACGAATCTTGGTTTTGTTGACGTGAGCCGTGCGTAGCGTGGTAAATACTGAATCGCCGCCAGCATTAATTACATAGTCAAACGTCAGCGGTCCAATCTTTACGCTGACAACCTCCTCTGACTCGTAGTCGCTTTCGCGGCTCGTGGTCGATGCAGTGGTAGACGACGTGGCGAGGTTGGCGTTCTTGGCTCGCTTAATCTCGGTCCATGTTTCCGACGTATCGTCGGTCGTCATGTACAACTTGCAATCGTTGTTGTTTTGTGGTCCGTCAGCCATGGCTTATCCTCCTAGGTTATGGTTTTCCACCATTGCGTTGTGATCGAGATTACAGCGGCGAACATGTTGAATTGTTTAAGGAATTGGATGTCGTACGACGCGACTGTTTCCACCGAATCAATCCGCGCACCAAGCGTTGAAAATCTTCCAGTCCATTGTATGTTTTCAAGGTTTTCGACGAACTCTTCCCATGCGTTGAGCGTCGCCTCCGCGACAGCTCCATTTGTCATTTCGTCGCTCGTCGACCGCTTGCGAACGTTTACCGCATAGGTTTGTGTTATTCGTATCTGCGACCTGTCAAACATTGTTTTCGTTCGACCTGTCGGAATTACCGCGACTCTCGCCGTGGTAATGTCTTGGAAGTCTTCGCTATCATCGTGCGTGAAAACAGCCGTTACCGACTGCCCCAATGATGCGCCGTTGATGATGTCAACGAGCGCATTTCCGACAATAGACACTTCCGATGCCATCGTTACCCCATCGCTACAAAAATTTGCAGGACTTGCGAACTTGTGCCGCTAATGTCAATCGTCTTCGCACTGTCGCTAATATCCGGCGCTTGCTCGTTTAGGTTCATTGTGATTTCTTGCCCAGGCTTGAGCACCAGCGTGAATGCGTTGCCCAACAGCTCGTAACCGTTGCTCGCGCCCTCCGTAATTGTGATGGCGTTGGCGTTGGTGCTCTTGTTTTTGAACTTCACGAACTGCGCTTTGAGCCCGTTTCCGTCCACCGTCGAACCGTTGATTCCAGTCAACGAGCGAAGGTTAATCGTCGCAGCACCAGCCGACATAGCGACTTCGTAGGACGCCACCTTAGTCACCGGAACGCCGGTACCAGCGTTATACGTCCCCGACGAATTCAGCCCGCTAAATGTGACCGTGTTGTCAGACGAGCTAACAAACGTGTCGGAATAAGTCTCAACGGCGGTCAGGTTCGCCGCGTAGGTTAATGCAACTGCCATTTGAATTACACCTTTTTGGTATAAACTCGCACCATGATTCCGTGCGGGTCTTTGCGAAAACACTGGCCGTTTACGTCGAGTACCTGATACGTTTCAGGCAGTCCGTTAATCGACGTTGTGATTGTGTCACCCTTCCGAGGTTCGACGACACCGGAGCCAAAATCTAACTCCGATGCGTCGAACATGAAATCCTTACTCGCATATCGCGTAGCTGCTTGGTCGTCTCCGTACGCCGCGAATTCGGTGCGTCCTAGTATCGCGTCGAGCGTTACCGAACCGACACCAAATCTTGCGTAAGTACATTCCTGCGCGGCGTGACTCAGCATCGTGTCGCGCAGGAACTCAAGACCACCAGTCAGCATATTTGACATGGCGATTATTGCTCCATGATCCGCAGTTCAGCGCGGTCAATGTACAACGGGCCAAACGTCGCCGTGCCGGAAGCCTTCTCGACATGCACAAGCAAGCCAAGTGGGCCTGTCGCGGCAGCAATGTTGCCGAGATTGGATGTTGCGGCAAGCACCTCAGCACCGTTGATGTAATACTTCACATTCGACGGGTCGCGGCCATCGAGCCAGAACTCCATGCGATTGGCCACAGCCGAGCCAACCGCTGGGAAGTCAATGGTCGTGTCAGTGGCGTTAACCTCGGTCGTGCCGTCGTCCGATTCCGCCAAAATCGATAGGTCGCTCGCGTGACCGTCGTAATGGAAGAATACCGATTCGGTAATAGCGTCCGCGTCGGTCGTGCTGGTGCCATTGGCCAAGCCGATAGACAAGTCCACAGCGTTGGTCGAGCCGATACCTGCGAGGCGCACCACGAATTCGGCAATCGGGTTAGCGTTCAACGCGACTCTATCCACCGACAGCATGTCGACACATTGGGCTTCATTAGTCGCCGTGAGCGACAGCGCCGCCGAGCCGCCGTAGTTGACCGGCAGACCGAAACCGCCAGCCGCAGCCGTGCCAGTGGCAACCGACAGTGCACCATCGCGGAGCATGTCGATAGTAGGTTTAGGGTCGACGTTGAGGTTGACATAGCACGTCGTGGATGAAGAAGTGGCGTCACCAACCACGCGACCGAGATAGAAATCGCGGTCGTTAACCTTCTTGTAGGTCACAGCGTTGGCGCTGTAATCCCAATACGCACGACCACCATCCAGTAGCACGACGCCGCTAGTCTTAGTGAACGAAAAAACCCCGCAAACAGTAACCGCGCCTTGCGTATTGGCAGCAATGGCACTCGTGGCAACCGCTGCGCGACCGTCTGAAATTTGCAACGCATCGCCCGCGCTCAGCGCAACGGCGGGGGTGAAGTCAAGGACTTCACCATCTTGGTAATAATTGGCTTCAGCCATGGTCATGAACTCCTATAAAATGTTTTGTTGTGTGAAAAATTACGCAGCACCCTTCGAGCGAACCGCCGCTCGATAGTCTTGCTTCGAAACACCGAAATCGTGATAGCCACGCATTTGCACGCCGAGCGTATTGAAGTCGGCTTCAGCCGTTTCAACGGTCGGCGCTTCCTTACCGTTGAGGAACGCAACTTCGATAGCCGACAAATCCATGGGATTTGCAAGCAAGAACCAGTGAGTAGTCGAGTAGTTCGTAATGCTCGAATTCGACAAGTAGCTGCTCACCACCGGGCGATACTTGCGGGCGAACACGTTGGAGTTCATCACCTTATCGGTGGTCGAACTTCCGCCAGTGTTGAGGTTCGTCGACGTGTAAAGCTCGTCCGCAGCCACCTCGTTTTCGGGACCGACGAGCAGGATTGCCGGTTGAATCGCCAGAGGTAATCCATCGGCATCGGTTTGCTTACGGAACTTCTCAACAGCCGTTTTGAGCGAACTGCTTTGGAGATTCGTGGTGGAACCTTCGAAGTAGTTGCCGCGACCGGTCGTGAAGAACGTGGTCACATCCGCAAGGAATTCCGTCCAGAACACGGTATTCAACCGCGTGGCAGCACCACGACCGAGCCGCATAGGAACGCTGGTCAACGCACCGAGGTCGTCGTTAATAATGTCGGTACGGGGGATTCCCATCATCAAGCCGTAGGTTTCGGCGCGATTGGTATAGCTCTCTTCCCCGAGCGTGCCGAACTTGAGTTCACCGGTTGGCCCGACTTTCTTATACGAAAAATCGCCGGTCAAACGGTAGCTCGTCACGGTTTTGAAGTCCGAGACGCTGCGAATCGTGCATACTTCGCGCCATGCGGTTTCGACGGCCATGAAGCCTTGCAGGAGAAACTTGTTTGCCACGTTCGAAAGAATACCCGACAGCGGAACCGTCGAAAAACCTTCAGCACGCAACGACGTTTGGAACGCCGCCTTCAGCAAGTTGCGGACATCGCGACCGCTGCTGACGGTTGGGTCGTTGCGGCGAGCGTAACCGAGGAACAACTCTTGCAGCGTAAGACCGTTGCGAAACGAGCGGTCGGCAGCTTCGAGCGTTTCGCCGCTGAAATGCTTTTCGATGTCGGGAAGCTTGCCATGTTGGCAGAGTGCAGCTTCAAGCACCGCACCGCTTAAGGTCTTGCTGCCGTTGTGGCGATTGCTCACAGCGGAACCAGGCACCTTGAGATTGCGATGGCAGTTGAGTTCAAAATCATTGGGAGCCATCTTGGCGGTGATCGCGGCTTTCGCGAGGTCGCCAATCACTTCAACATGGTGAGGATACTGCGAAATCAAGCCAGCGCTAATGCGGGCGATTTCCTCTTGGCGGTCATTTTCTCGCTTGGCTTCACCCAGAATCGCTTCGAGCGACTTTGGCGACGCTGGCGAATCAGCATCATAGGCCTTACGCAGTGCTACCGACTGCGATTCCGACAATTGCGACGGGTCAAAACCCTTGTCGCTCAACCACTGTTCGAACGGGTTCATATTGACCCCTCCTTGCAAAAGTGATGCGTCCGCTCCGGTCAACACGACCGAGGTATTAGCGTCCGCACCGAACGGAACAAAAGACACTTCGTGAATTGGCGTATCGCGGGAAATCAGGACTGGTCCAACAACTGTTTTCCCGTTGACGACTACTGATTTCCCGGCTGGAATTGCCTCCAGTTTTTGCGGGTTAGCGCCTATTGACGCTTGCCACTGAAAGCCATTGCGAGCATGGGATACAATGTTGTGTGATTCTTCGTTGTCGCCGGTAATCATCCCGGCAACGATGATGTTGCCGTTTTCGAGCGACATTTCGCCTTGACCGACAACCTTGTTTTCGTCGTGATTCCAGAGGGCGACAACCTTTGGCGAGCGAGTCCGTACGCCTTGCATATCGACGACTACGTTCGTTGGTTTGCCCTGGTAGTTGGCCACCATCGGGGCGCCGGTATAAGCGACCATGCGAAACGTCGGAGCCGATGTGGAGTCAGCCGCGATTGCTTCGAGCGTGCATTTTGCAGTAGTGGTTAGTTTGAGAGTCATTGATTTAACTCCTGCTCATGCCGTGCGTCGAGTTCTGCGCGTTGGCGATTCTGCGCCGCGTCCAGTTCAGCTAGTTGCTTCTCGTGCAATGACTCTAATTCTTGCGACTCTTTTTCTTGTCGCTTCTCAAGTTCGGCGGATTGCTTTTCGTGAGCGTTTTCGAGTTCCGCCTCAGCCTTGTCTTGCTGTTTTATAAGTTCCGCTGTTTGCTTTTCGTGGTCTTTGTCTTGCTGGTCGGACTCTTTTTCGTGCCGTTTTTGCAACGCAGAAACTTCTTTGTCTTGCGTCTTTTCCAGCGCAGATTCTGCTTTTTCGCGTTCGCTGTCTTGCGCGTTTGCTAGTTTTTCGGATTCATTTTCGTGCCGCGCATCAAGTTTGTCGGACTCTTTTTCATGCGACGAAGTTAGTTTTTCGGACTCTTTTTCATGACGCGCTGAAAGTTTTTCTGTTTGCGATTCGTGAATGGCGTCCAGTTCGTCGCGTTTATCGTCGTGCGATGTCAACTCAGTTTCATGAGTAGATTCTATGTCCGACAGCTCATTTTCGTGCCGCGTTTGCATTTCATCTGTGATTGAATCCGACTCCTCTATTTCCGCTTCGTGGCGAGACTCTAATTCTGATACTTCCTTTTCATGTCTATCAGTCGCGGCTTGCAACTCTTGCTCATGCCGCGATTCCATTGCGGCTGTTTCCGCTTCATGCCGCGATTCTAATTCCGCAACACGCTTATCGTTCTGCGATACTTCATCCGCGTGTTTTTGGGTGAGTTCCGATATTTCTTTTGCTTGTCGAGTCTCGATTGCAGTGCGCTCAGAGTCCATGAACTCTCGCTCTTTCGCCTGCGACGCTTCCAGTTCTTGCGATTCCTTATCGTGTCGTGAAGATAGTTCAGCAGACTCTTTTTCAATTCGAAATTGCAATTCCGCTTTTTCGGACTCGTGGCGAGATTCCAAGTCAGCCGTTTCGGCACCGTGTTTTGTCGTCAATTCGTCGTCTAGTTGTGCTTTTTCTTCATCGTGCTTTGTCGACAGTTCTGCCTCTTCAGCCGCGTGGCGGTCCCGTAAGGCAACCCGCTCAGCGCCTTGCTTATCTTCCAAGGTGGCACGCTCGTCGGCATGTTTGCCATTTATTGCAAATACTTCGTCGTCTTGCGACTTTTGCAGCGCGTCCTGCTCGCTGCTATGACGATCACTCAACGACGACATTTCACTATCGTGCTTAGCAGATAGTGCGTCGGACTCGCTTGCGTGTTGCGTGTCCAATGCGTCAGATTCATTTTGCTGGCGCGTCTCAACGTCGGTCGCTCCGTCGCCACTATCGGCAGAATCTCCACTTCCACCCGTATCGCCGCCGCTGCCATCCGACGCGAACCTGCCTTGCTCGTCGCGTGGTTGGTCCTCGTTGAATCCAGCCGTGATAGTTGCGGTGTCATTTGGTGGTTGTTGCTCGCCACCTTGCGATGCGTCTGCCCGCGCTGGCGGTTGTTGTGGTGCAAGCCCGAGCGACGCAATTAACTCGACTTCCCGGGCGCGTTGAAGCATCGCGGCTTCCCAGTCCTGGCCGCGTTTGCTGTACAGTTCCGCCAGCGTGGTCTGGTTGGTTTCCAGTAACAACGCATTCGCCGATGCGTCTTTCATTGGGTCGGCTGACTCGTCGCCGTCCCATCGCCATTGATGCTCGGGAACGTCTTGCTGCAATCCATTGATTAGCGAGTATTCAAACCACCACGCCGCGAAAATGCGGTCTAAAACCTGAATTTCCCAGCGTGTTCGCTCGATACGAATGCTTTTAAAATATGTTTTGTGGTCGAGTCGCCCGCTGGAATAGTTATAGGACGATGAGTCACCCGCCGCGACATTGAAAGGCATGTTCAGACATCGCGAAATCTCGTTGATGATTTCGCGCTTAAACATGTTGTATGTCGTCGTCGGTTGGTCGCCCTTGAAACTCTGCGCTTGCCAGCCTTTTGGCATCACCATGCCGGTGCGACGCTCAATGTCAATGAGGTCAAGCGGCTCAAGTTCGGCCGGGTCTTGAGGCGGGGCCTGCGTGGTGATTAATACCGCGATGTCAGCGGCAGTTTCAGCCGCCGCGATTACCGCCATGGTGTAGCGTCGCAGTTGCGCGTAGAGCGGCAGCGCTGGCGTAATCTCGGGGAATCCGCGATGCTGCCCTGGTCGCGTTTGGTGATGAATGTGAATCACCTGCGAGGCAGGATAGACCTCGTAGTCACCGAACGAGATGTTTCTACCATTGTCGCCGGGATGATGCTTCAAAATTCGATAGCCGATTACGTTATCAAAGTCGTCGAAGATAAGCCCATCGGTATAGTAATCGGCTGGCGTAATCAGGTTAGCAGACAGTTGGTCGCACTCGATAACCTTCACGTCAACCTTGACGCGATCCTCGATTGTTGGATTGAACACGAGCAAGCCGATAGACTCACCATCGCGGCACTTTGCTTGTCGCATGATGCGCAACTTTTGGTGTAGGTCGATCGCGCACGACCACCGCCAGAAGTCACGCTCAACTCGTTTGTCAAGCGTGTTTTCGCCAGACTGCATCTGCAATTCCGGCCCGACTCCAATCGTATCGTTGGCAATCGTGGCAATCATACCAGCGCAATAGGTGTTATTGTCCGCCTCGTATCGCGCCCGAGAACGTAGCTTTTGCCGAACGTCTGGCGAAAGTGCTGAATCCGCTGAAAGGTGGTCGGCTTGCAGCCAGTGGTTTTGGTTTTCGCGGTTCGTCTGCGCCGCGTCGTACTTCGCCGTCAATGACGTTTTTTGCCGCTTGCTTGCTTTTTTTCCGACAAGAGTTGAGAATGCGTAACGAATAGCATTCAACGGCTGTGAGAGTAGTGCATTCATGCGCTAGCCCCCAGTTCCGTTAGTGCCACCGGGACGAATTTTTGCGAAGCGAATCGGCAATTTTTTGCTGCCGTTGTTCGCCTTGTTGTCGAGATACTCGGCGGCTTGGATTTGCGACGCGAGCGAGTGTTGAGACGCAGACACTCCGTCAGACGAAGCCGATGCAGGCTTCGCGAGATTCTGCTCGATTTGTTCATCGCGTGTCGTCATGTACGTATTAGTACAAAACGACTCACGTTATTGAATACTTAGACCATCTATTTCGTTGTTTGTGTTTTTAGGGGGTAAAAAATGGCTCGATTCGAGAGGCGTAAACCATCTTTGTTTATGTGGAACCTGACTTTTTTCTTGTCAATCCCAGTGATCTTATTCGGGCTCTGGCAGGCTGTATGCGTCGCCGATATTGCGATCTTTGGAGTTAGCAAAGAATACGTTGGCGTACCGATGCCAACCTACGAAACGATGGTTGGCACACTCTGCTTAGGGTTCGGAATGGCGATTTTAGCGAGGATTTTTATCGTTTTTGGTAGTTGATACGTCATCAGATACGTATTCCAACGTCGTGAACCTATGCCCGCAATTACGGCACTGTCGATAGCGCTTGGTTCGACCGCGTACGCGAATGGTGGTGTACGCGGGACAATGGCGACACTCACAGCGGCGACAGCACACGCCTATATTTTGATTGTCGTTCGCTGTTTCTTCCATGATTTCACCCATTGCGCTAACCATACGCACGCCTTCTTGATTGTTGTAGCTCTGACAGCTTGAGCGGTTTCGCTGGCTTTTTAACTGCAAGCTGCCCGAGGCTCACGCCTTCAAACGATGCCGCAACAGCAGCACCAACAAGGCAGTCAAACCAGTGATTGTCGCCGCGTGACGGGTTCGACCACTCATATAAAGTTCGCCCGTGACCCTCGGTTTTTGTCGCCGCCTCGCATGTGATGTGGTCCGCGATTAGGCGATGGTCAAACGTCGACGCCTTGAATAGCGACAATGCGCCAGGATCGCCGAGCGATGTGGCAAAGCGTGTTTGCACGAACGTTTTCCAGGCGTTGGCATCGAACTGGACAAGGCGAATAGATCGATTTGACGCGACTGGACCAATCAGCCAGTTGTCGCCGTGACGCTCGCCAGGTTTTGGTCGAAACTCAGAAAATGGAGTGTTGCCAGCCTTGACTCCGCGACCGCGAGATGGAAGCACTATACCACCATGTTGCAGGCAAAAGTCGTAAATGGTGCTCGTGTTGTCGCCTGAGTCGATGAAAATTCGCGAAATCTTGTGTCGATATTGGTCGCCATGCGTGACAAACGTGCGTCCCTCCAAGTGCGTTACCAGTTGCCCGAGGCCTTTGAAAATTCGCCCTTCCTTGCCGATGTGTGGGAATGCGCCCGTCAACGTGTTGCGGATGTTTGCCAGCGTGAAATAGGTCACATGCTGGTCTGGAAATGCCCCGTAATCGAGAACCCATCCCGAAAATCCTGGGTCCCACGCCGCTACAAGCCAAAATAGAACATCGTCTTGCACGTCGATGAACGCCGTTAGCGTGGTTGCCTGCGGTGGTACGATGCCACGCTCATAGCCGTGTTGCTTGTGAACAATTGCCTGTGCGTCAAGGAAGTTCGCGTCGGTCGGCTTGGTATCAACTGGTTCGTTTTGATACTCAGCAAAGAACATTTCTGGCTTGCGATAGCGTAAATACATCGCGTATTCAATTGCTGACGCGAAGCCTGGGTGGCGCTCCTGCCATGCTACCTCAGCGCCTTCATCGAACGCCGCTCGCTCGCTCAAGTAGTACTTGGTCGTTTCGCTGCCATCGCCTCCAGCTTCGAGTTCGTTTTCGCGAGTGCGAAAGTAATCTTCCCACTTCGCTTCATTTTTAGGGAACGAATAGACCATCTTGGTGCGTTCGCCGCGCCACTCTGGAGCTTGTTTCGGGTCAGTCACAAAATCAGCCAGGTCGCCCTTTTGAATGATTGTGCATGGCAACAGACCCGCGATTGTGTTGCCGGGTCCGCCGAGCCCGAGAACGTCGCCCATGATTACTTCAAGGCGAAAATTTGTCTCTGACTCAGACCGAGCGCTCGATTTTGTTTGCGGATCGTCAACTAGCACGAAATCTGGTCGCATGTTTTCGCCGAACGACGTCGCTGCTTGCTGGCCACGAATCGCCGCCTCGATGCCGAGCGCTGTAATGCGAGATTCCCGGCAAACGCTACCAACGATGTTCGGAAATACTATTTCGTCCTTGCTCCATTCGATGTTCGTTGGCGTGCCATTGACATGCTGTCCACGCGCGCGAAGCGGAGAATTTTGTAAATGCCTAACTGGCTGGCATACCTCGGGGAAATCTGCCACAAGCAGGTCGTTTGTTCGCAGTTCGCTCTTAATATCTTTGAGCATTCGCGTTCCCATTGGACCAGTCGCCGCGATTAACACGCACCATCGTCGATGGCCATAAAACAGCCCCCACAATGCCGCTGCCTTGCTTATTGTGGTTTTCCCACTTCCGCGAGGCATTGCGTAGGCTGATAGCATTCCTCGCAGTACTGCATCCTCAATTTTTCCAATGACTCTGTGATGGTCGTTGCAAAATGGCAGGGGAAACCAACCAGGGAAATACGTCACACAAAACGCCGCGAGCGATAAACGACACGATTCACGCCTTGCTGGGTCTGCAATCGCTGCGATTGGCCCGCAATCTTGCTTATCCTTATTGCGCTCGTTGTGGTAATTTCGCTGGTAATCATCCCGAGCCAACGCTACCCCCGCGTCAAGGTGTGTATGATGAATTTATATAAAAGTTGGT